AGTGTGCCCTATGGCTGCATAATTACCTCTAAAAGGTGTTCCGCCTAATCTATGTTGGTTGTGCATGGTATTATATGAAGTTTGTTTCCATAGATGAGCAGGCCAACCATGACATTTTTCTAAATATTTTTGTCCAGCTTCCTCTGTTAAAGCGTTAGAATCATTAACAGCATTAACTGTTAAAACTCTGTTGTCTTCTGATATTTTTGCAAAGTGTGCCATAATTAATTTTGAAATTTATACCTTATTACTACTATTCCACTACCACCAGCATTTCCTGATGCTCCTGGAGCGGGTAATCCTACTCCTCCTCCAGCTCCTCCAGAGTTAGCAGTTCCTGCTACCCCTTGTTTTGGTCCACCTCCTCCTGGGTGTCTATCTCCGCCTCGGCCTCCGCCGCCTTTTCCACCAGCTCCTCCAGGTGTTGCGGGTTGGTCAGTTCCTCCTCCACCTCCTCCTGAATAGAAGAAAGTTGAACATGCAGGAACACCAAAAGAAGATGGTGCAATTGTTGTTGAAGCTCCAGATCCACCTGCGTGTGGTCCAGGTCCTGAACCTGCTGCAAGTGCTCCTCCGCCTCCGCCTCCTGCGTGAGGGCCACCAGGGCCACCATTATTTCCTTGTGGTGGACTAACTGGGGGTGTGTTTCCTAAACCGAATCCACTAGCTCCATAACCAGATCCACCGCCAGAACCACCAGGTACATTTGCTCCTCCTCCGGGTGATGGAGAACCAGTATGTGGTGATCCGCCAGCTCCTCCGCCAGTAGATGTAATTGAACTAAAAACTGAATTTCCGCCTCTTGTTGAATCTGATGGGGATGGAGTAAAACCTACTCCTCCAGCTCCAACTGTTACTGGAAGTGAACCTGTACCAATGCCAGTTAAAGATGCACAAGTTGCAAGAGGAGATCCTGTCCAAAGTGGAGCTGTAGCTGGGTCTTGAGATTCTCTATAACCTCCGCCACCTCCGCCGGCTCCTGTTGCAGGGCCTCCGGCTCCGCCACCAGCAACTACTAAATAATCAACTTTTTCATTACCAGCTGAACTACCTTGTGATGTTACACAAAGGTTTCCGTCTCCTGTAAATACATGAATTTTATAATCACCTACGGTAAATGTAGAATTACCTCCGGTTGCCTCAACATAAGCAGGTCCTGAAGATCCTGATCCAAAACCTAAAATTTGATAACCAAATGATTTGCCTTTATGAGAAGGCGTGCTTCTACAACTTTTACCTGAACCTGCTCCAAATGAGCCCGGTGTTGAAAAAAGGCTTTTTACATCTTTCATTCTTAAGCTCCTTATGCGTCGTTAGCAGCGTCAGTAGTAAAGAATAATTTAATACCTAATAATCTTGCATCAGCATTTAAATTATCTTCTGATACGTCTCTTGATATTTGAAAAAATACGTACTCATCTGTACTAGGTGAGCCCGCTATTGTTACTGCTCCACTTTCTGCTGTTACGTCTAAATCGTTTGATGTACCACTATGTGCTTTTGCTGTAGGTGCAACTGCAGTACCAAAAGCAGTATTTAAGTCTCCATTATCTGCTAATGCAACACCTTGCAAAGCCCACGAAGTTGTTCCAGTATTTGTCGAAGTGGCTGTGAAAAATGCTTGAAAAGTTACTGTGCCTTCATTCCATGATTTAGGAAAAGCAACAGCAAATTGTGCAAACTCATCTGCGTCTTTATCAAAATCTAAAACTTTTATTTCAGGTCCATTTGATAATTCTACTTGTGCAGCTTCTGCACCATTTGTAGTGTTAGGATACATTGAAATTGCTGGTACCCACATAGTTTCTTTACCTGCAACTTTAACTGCTGAACCACCAGCTTGAACAACACCATTTCCGTTTGGTGCTATGTTAATATTTCCGTCTGCACCATCAGTTATTGTAATTGTACCTGAGTTAGTGCCTGAGTTTGTATCTAATATTAAATCGTGTGCTCCACTAGATGTAAGAGTAGCATTTGCTGCTCCTGTTCCAATTCTAGTTTCTCCAGTGCCTTTTGGTTTGATATGAACATCAACGTTAGTTTCTCCACTTGCACCTAAGATTGGTGGATTACCTGTTGCAGCATTAGTTACTTCTAATTCATTAACTGCTGAAGCTGTTGTTTGAAATATAATTTGTTCTGCTCCATTTGCGTCTGCAATAAAACCTGCATCTGCAATTTTTGGAGCTGTTAAAGTTTTGTTTGTTAAAGTTTGTGTTCCAGTAAGTGTTACATCACCATCTCCAAAACTTAAAGTTGCGATATCTGGATTAGTTCCATCATTAGCTGTTGCGAAAACTAATTGATCACCTTTGTCATCTGCTGCAAAAGTAAAAGAATCTCCTGAACCAGAAGCATATTTAAATTGTACTGTGTAAGCGCCAGAAGTTGAATTTCTTAAAATATAAAAAGTTTGTACATCTAAAGGAATAGTTACGATTTGGTTTCCAGATATTGAACCTGTAAACTCAATCATTCTATGAGATAAAACTGCACCAGTTGATCCGTCAGAAACAGATAAAGCTGTTGTATTTGCACCACCAGCAATTGATTGTTGTGTAAAACCACCAGAAATTTGTTCGATGATTTGTAAATTAGTATTTGTTTTTGTTCCCCATGTACCGGCATTTTCACCAGTTGCTTGAAGTTCTACCCCTAAAGGTGTGTATGTTGATGCCATAATTTTTATCTCCTATGCAGCGTCACTATACGTTGTATTTGATCCCGTGTCAACATCTTGATACGATTGAATTCCAAAACCTGTAGCAGTTCCAAAAGTAGCTACAGAACTAATTGTTTCAACACCTGTTAAGCCCATTACATCTGCAGGTGTTATTGCCCCTACGGACGACGTAGAAGACACTCCAGTTAATCCTACAAGCATTTGATCAAGATCTATTGATCCTACGGCTGAGGTTGTTGCAACGCCTGTTACAGGTACAAATTCTACAATACCTGCTATTAAGGAACCTACATTTGAAGTTGCTTCTTGACCTGTTGGTATTACTACAGAAGTTAAATCAAATGTTACTGAGCCAACAGAAGATGTACTTGCTTGACCTGTTAAACCAACTGCCATGTCATCAGGACTTATTGATCCAACAGAAGCAGTTGCAGAAACTCCGGTTAATGAAACTGTTGGTGATAATATAACTGTTGGTGAACCAATTGAAAATGTTGCAGAAACTCCGGTTACTCCCATAACATCAGCAGGGTTAAGTGTAAACATACCCCAACCATTTTCACCGTAAGTTCCATTACTCCAACCATTAACACCTAAGTTAGATGTAATTTCTTGACCATCTAATTCTACAGTTAAACCAGAGAAACCCCAACTTTCAAAGTTCCAAGTATCTCTACCCCAACCTTGTTCATTAAACGCTGATAAAGAACCTACTGATGCTGTTGCTGATACTCCAGTTACAGATACAACAGGACTATTACTTTCTCCCCAAGGCTCTTGACCCCATTCAGATCTACCCCAACCTTGTTCAGAAGATGCAACAGGTGTACCTAAAGATGAAGTTATAGATTGACCTGTTAAAAGTATTACTTCGTCATTAGCTTGACCCCAAGAACCACCATCGTTCCATGTGTCTGCACCAAAACCAGTTATAATAGCTTCAGTTGTGCCCCAACGACCGGTACTCCAGGTTGTGCCTGATTGGTTCCAAGTATTGGCCATAAGGAAGACCTCCTTATGCTAATCGTATGATTGCGTTCGATGCGTCTGCTGCAGGGAATTGAATTGTAAAAGTTCCACTAGATACGGTTTTGTCACCACCAAATGCGATAACAGCACATGCTGGATCGCCAGAAGCAGAATCATTAAAAATTAATGCACCGTTTGCTGTGAAAGATGCACTTGTGTAACTTACATCATTAAAATCACAAACAGCTGTTGTGCCGGATGCAGCTGGATCAACACTTGTAAGTGCTGCACCTTTTGCTACATAAGCAGATCCTGATGTATTAGAAATTTCGTTTGAAGTTGAATAAGCTGTTGTACCTGCACCTAATGATGCAGAACTAGTATATAAAGCTATTCTAAAAGTGTCGCCGCCTGAAGCAGAAAAGTTGTGAACTCCTTTTAAAAGTTCTACTTTAAAACTTGTGCATACCGCTGATGATATTGCCATAATATTTTATCTCCTATGGGTTTGCCGAGTTAACTGGAATACGAACAGCGCCATCTGTGTAGTCGTCTCTTCGTCTTCTACCAACTTGCTCATTAGCAAACTTTTGTACCTCTTGTTTATACTTATTTTCATAAAGTGTCAACATATCAATTGGGCCTTTTAAAAACCCGTATGTCTCTGATAGACAACAATACAATAGTCCATTAGGGAAATTCATACTAATATAATTAGTCTGATTACTAGACTCTAAAGTAGCTGGCATTTTATTAAAATGGACTCTAAATTTATAGGTTGTATCTGGTACTGGAGCAAACATCATTCTTCCAGATGTAGTGTCACTATCTCCTGTAGCACCACCAAACATTGCATAGTATTTAGGCTGCCCTCTTTTTGCAGTTTCTGTTGAGGGTACGTATTGTTGTAAATATGTAATATCTTTTTTCTCTAGCCAAACATTATTTCCTGTTACATCAGAGGTTGAATCGTAGACTTGTATACCTCTAATAAATAATGATCCTGCTGGAGCATTAATTGTTGATTGACCAGTTATTAAATTACCATCTTGTTGTTTTCTATCTGCATCAATAGGAACATCTCTCATGATTCTATATTGTGCGTTTAAGATTATGTTTTCTAATATATCAGTTGT